TCCAAACTCCGGCATCTTATCCGGGAAACCGTGATGTCTGTCGATGGAGTAACGGATGTATCGGAAATACTGTTCAACATCGACAAGAAAAGCCGTAGGGCATCCGTGGAGATTACGTTCAACACGGATGAGGGCAGCTTTAGAGAGGAGGTCAAAATCCCGTGGCAAAATATGGCCTGACCCCGCAGGGGCCAAATCCGAAACGCCTTGATGTCATCCTTGAGGATATGCACAGCAAGATGACAGACCGCCTCGGCGTAAATACCCGGCAGAACCCGCAGTCTTTGCTGAATCACACTCTGACCAACGTCGCAGATGAGATTGCAGAGCTGTGGGAATTTGGAGTAGATGTGTACCACTCGCAGTACACATCCAGCGCCACCGGCGTAAGTCTGGACTATGCCGCACAGTTTGGCGGCTCCACCCGTGAAATGGCAGCGAAGTCCTATTACAGCATCCTCTGCACCGGTCTGGATGGAACAACCATTCCGGCAGGAACGGTGATTGCATCCGACACAAACCCGGCAACCAGCCTGACAGCTACCGCAGATGCAACCATCACGAGGTCGGCTTTCAACAAGGCCACCGTCATCCTTGCATCACCGGCGGCTACAACGGCCCTTGGGGTGGCTCTTAACGGAAACCTATACACCATCACCCCTGACCCAAAACAAAGCACCAGCGAAGCCCTAGAGGCTCTGGGAACAGCCATCACGGATAAGGACTTCCATGTGACGGTCATCAACGACACCATCGTGATCGAGGCGGTCGATAAAACCAGCTCCAATACGCTGGTCCTGTCAGAAAACCTGACCACTGCTTCTGTGGGCAGCATCGTCACATTTGAGACTGCCGAGCCGGGCGACATCTTCATTCCGAACGGCGTAATCACGAAGATCACGAAAGCTGTTCCGGGCATGGAGTCCGTGGTCAACGTGGGAAGCTATGTTGCCGGTCAGCTCGCAGAGAGTGATGTGGAGTTCAGAAAGTCCTACACGAACAAAATCTACAACCGCTCGTCTGCCATGCTGGAAAGCATCAAGAGCGCCATCCTGAAGAATGTGCAGGGTGTGGTGAGCGTAGCTCCCTATGAAAACTGCACAAATGAAGTCGATTCTGCCGGCCGGTGGCCGCACAGCATCGAAGTTGTGGTCGAGGGCGGTGACGCAACAGAAATTGCCCAGCAAATCCTGAACACAAAGGCAGGCGGCATCAATACTTTCGGCAGCGTAGAAACCACCCTGCACGGCGTTTACGGCGAAGACATCGTGGTGCGCTTCAACCGGCCGACGTACGTCAAGGTCTGGTTCAAGGTTGGCGTCACCCTGAGTCCGAACACAAATCCGCCTGCCAACTATGTCGAGCTTGTCAAAGAGCAAATCTTGGAGAAGATGGGCGCTTTGGAGGCGGGGGAGAACGTCATCCCGCAGAAGTTCAACTTGCAGGTGTCTGGCATCGACTACATCGACGTATGGCTGTTTGCAACGCCGAATGACGGCGATATGCCCACCGGCTACACCCAACGCAGCGTGTCCATTTCGGCACGGGAGCGGGCCGTCACCGACGAAAACAGAATCGAGGTGGTCATGGATGGTTGATTACATCCAGAAGCTCCGGGATGATCTTGTGGAGCAGTTTAAAGACAAACCCGTCATCGACGCCCTCATGGAAGTCGTTGGTGATGAGCTGAACGAGGTCCGGCAGTTTTACGAAGACCTGCGCGACAAGCGGAACATCCAGACCGCAATCGGAAAGCAACTTGACGGCATCGGCGGCAATGCGGTTCTGACCCGCCTTGAAGCCGGTGCTTTGGCCTGCACCAGGGAATCGGTCTACGTCCTGAACGACGATGACTACCGAACGTACCTGATATACAAAATCTGGAAGAACACCAACCGCTGCACCTACTATGACATCATCCGGGCGTTCAAAATGTTCTGGGACAAGCCGCTGCATTACAGCGAGGACCCGGATGTTCCGGCTACCATGATTTTTGAAACCGACGCCCTGACGCCGGAAGATGATGTTTCCAAGCTGCTGAATGCACCCTTTATCAAGGCCGCAGGCGTAGCCATCATGGTGGTCGCAAAGACTGAATCACCAGAAATGGTCGCAGATGTGCCGATGCAGGCCATTCTGGGGCGCGGCTATATGACCACGACCCTGCCGGAGATAGCAGTTGGCGAGGACTTTATCGACACCGTGCTGCCGGTCCCCGCAGCACAGAATATCACGCAGACAAAACTGCCCGAAATCGAGGAGGATGAGTTATGAGCTACTATGGCTTTGTTGTTACGGACAGCGGTCGAGAGCTGATTGCCAAGCTAGTTGCAGGGCAGCAGCTCCCAATCTCGAAGATTATGGTGGGAAGCGGAATCGTCCCGGACGATGTGAAGCCCGCATCCATGACCGCGCTGATTGAGCCGGTCGCTGCGGGCACATCGACTGCGCCGGTCTATGATGGAGCCAGCGTCCGCATGATCGTGGAATACCGCTCTGACCTGAACGGCGGTCTTGACCACGGATTTTGGCTCCGGGAGTTCGGCGTGTTCGCCTTTGACCCGGACAAGGGCGAAGTCCTCATCTACTATGGCACGCTGGGTGACTACCCACAGTACGTCAGCGCTGCATCCAACACCGGCGTAGATGTCCGCCGCTTCCCGGTGTGCATCGTCATCGGCGAGGGGCTGGGCGTCACCGTAGACTACAAATGTGAGGCGTGGATGACGGCGGAAGATGTGGAGAAGTATTGCTCGGTCACGATGCTCCCGGCATTCCTGAAGGAAGCGCAGAAGCTCGTGGATGCCCACGATGACGATGAGGAGGCCCACCACTCCATCCAGAACAGCATCTCCGACGTGTCCGCCCGGCTGGCTTTGCTGGAACTGATGTTCAATACGTCCGTCACCGGGAACCCGTTCACGGTCACGTTTGAAACGCTGGACGGGACCATCGTGGAGGGTGTTTGGAACACCACGGCAAAAAGAATCGAGTTCTAATGAAACGAATGAACTTATCCCGTTCACCGCCGCTCAATTTGAAACAAAATTTTACTATAAATTCAATAAAAGGAGGCCTTTTTTATGGCTTATGTAACCTTGGGTTCCAAAGCAGTCGGCAGCACCATCAAGCTGAAAGTAAATGGTTCTGCCAGAAACTTCATCGTTGTCCATCAGGGTAAGCCGTCCAGCGTCTATGACGATAGCTGCAACGGTACTTGGTTGCTGATGAAGGACATCTACGAAAGCCGCCAGTGGGATAGCTCGAACACCAACGATTATGCCAACAGCACCATCCATTCCTACCTGAACGGCACGTTCATGAATCTGGTCGAGTCGAGCATCAAGAACGCCATCAAGCAGGTAAAGATTCCGTATCGCAAGGGCCACGGTACGTCAAAGACCGTCACCAGCGGCTCGAACGGCCTGTCTGCGAAGATTTTCCTGCTCAGTGCGACCGAAACGAGTTTCAGCTACGGCTCTATGCCGAGCGGCGAGGGTGCAGAGCTAGCCTATTTCAAGGGTTGTGCAGATCTTTATTCGGATTCCAAGCGTGTTGCCTATCTCAACGGTTCTGCCACCAGCTGGTGGCTCCGCTCTCCGGGCTGCAACGTCACCGCCAAACGCGCGCTGGCCGTCGGCTCCGATGGCGACTGTGGCGACACCAGCTGCTCCTACTCGAACGGCATTCGCCCCGCTTTGATTTTGCCTTCTACTCTCTTGGTGTCTGACGATGGCACGGTCTCGACTAACACCGCACCCTCTACCCCGGGCAGCATCTCCGTTCCTTCGTCCATCATGGGCGGCACGAACATTTCGATCTCGTGGGCAAAAAGCTCTGATGCTGAGAGCAATCTCGCCGGCTACAAGGTAGAGCGTTCGACCAACGGCGGCAGTTCGTGGAGTCAGATTTATCAGGGTACGGCCACCAGCACTACGAACAACGTCGCCTTCGGCACCACGTCCGTGATGTACCGCGTCAAGGCATACGACACCGAGGGTCTGGAGTCTGGCTGGCGCACCAGTTCGCAGGTAACGGTGGTCAACAACAACGCCCCGTCTGCGCCGCCGTCCATCGCGGTGCCGAAGGATGTCAAGGGCGGCAGCACGCTGGTGATCTCGTGGACTGCGGCCAGTGACAGCGATGGCAACCTGAGCGGCTACATTCTGGAGCGCAGCACCGATGGTGGCTCCGCCTACATGCAGGTGTACAAGGGCGACGCGCTGACCTACACCGACACCATCACCAAGGGCTGGTCTACCGTGATGTACCGCGTCAAGGCATACGACACCGATGGTATGGAGTCTGGCTACACCACGTCCGCTATACGCACGGTCAGATACAATGTGGCCCCGGCCATCAACGCCAGCTCCACGAATCTGGGAGAGAAGAACGCACCCTTCGACTTCACCTATACCGTTACCGATGCCGACGGCGACACGCTGACTGTCACCGAAAAGTTGGACAGTAAGACCACCAAGACCCGCACCGGCGTTGCCAGCGGCACGGCCCTGACCTTTGGGCAGGGTAGTACCGCCGAAAATTTCCAGCGCATCCTGAATGGCTCCCATACCATTAAGATCACCGCGAACGATGGCAAGGAGAGCACCAGCCTGAACGCAACGTTCACCAAGAGCGTTACCAGTGCAAGTGTGACCCTGACCACCCCGCTGGCCGTGGATGGTGACATTACTGTGGCGATCTTGCAGGTGTCCGGATCCATCCCGAATGATGCCGCGTTCAAGGCGGAAGCAACCAACAACGCGCTGGATGATTCGCCGGTCTGGCAGGACGTGACGGCAGAAGTCCGCAAGGGCATGAACATCGTCTTTGAAAATCAAACCGCTTCTGCCGGAGCGGCGTTCAATTTCCGCATCAGCGTGGAGCGCGGCGCAAGCGGCGAGGGCGGCTATATCGATTCTGTTTCCGGTGCATTCCAGTAAGGAGGGATTCACATGATTATCTGGAGAAAATGCAGCCTGTCCACCCGGGCAGAAAAAGAAGCTGCAGCCAAGAAGCAGCAGGAGCAGGAACAGCTGCCGGAAACGGTGACGGCCCTGAAAGCTGCACAGAGCGACACGGACGAAATGGTGGTCGATCAGGAGTATCGCATCACCATGTTGGAACTGGGTGTCTCCGATACGGACGACACCGATAACGCTGATAACACCTGATAGGGAGGAAAAACATTATGTCTAAATCATCTGAAATGGTTCTGTATCGTACCTGCAAACGCATGATCCAGCGCGGCACCATCGACGGTCTGGCTGAGAAGATCGACATCTTCTACGCTGCTGGCAAGCTGACCGATGGGCACTACACGGAACTGACCGGCCTGCTAGCCGCAAAGCAGAAGGAGCGGGACTAACCGATGGGCTGGCCTGATCTGTGCGAAAGGCTGATGACCCGGCTGGAAACCAGTGGTGCGGACACGACCGCAGAGCGCGGCGAATTTGCAGTGCTGGTGGCTGAGTGTGGGTCGAGCGGCTGCAAATGGCATTGAGCCAGAAAGGAGAAAACAACAATGGCGATTAAAGCCTATTCCTATGCGAAGGATGGGAGCAAGGCTCTGAGCAAGAACTTCCACGTCCGGGAGTTCAAGTGCAAAGACGGCAGCGACCCAATCTTTATTGATGACGAGCTTGTGGCTCTACTGCAAAAAATCCGGGATCACTTCGGCAAGGCTGTGAACATCAACAGTGCTTTCCGCACTGCCAGCCACAACGCCAAGCAGAAGAAGGCGGCCAAGTACAGCCAGCACCTTTATGGCAAGGCGGCTGACATCTGGATCGCTGGCGTGTCGGTGGACACGCTGGCGGCCTACGTCGAAACACTGCTTCCCGGCAAGGGAGGCATTGGACGATACCACGCGGACGGTTTTGTCCACGTCGATGTGCGGGAGGTAAAAAGCAGATGGGTGATGTAGTGAAGAATGGAATTTGCACCATGGTTGGAGTAATCGGCAGTCTGATCGCAAGTCAATTCGGCGGATGGGATGCGGCACTTTCGACGCTGATCCTGTTCATGGCAGTCGATTACATCACGGGGCTTGTGGTCGCCGGGGTTTTCCACGCCAGCCCGAAGAGCAAAGACGGCACACTGGAATCCCGCGCTGGGTGGAAGGGGCTGTGCCGCAAAGGCGAAACACTGCTGATCGTGCTGGTGGCCTGCAGGCTGGATGCCGTGATGGGTTCCACCTTTGTGCGGGATGCCGTTGTGATCGGCTTTATCTGCAACGAGACCATTTCCATCATCGAAAACGCGGGCTTGATGGGACTGCCCATCCCGGCAGCGATCACCAAGGCTGTGGACATTTTAAAGCAGCGCTCGGAAACCGAGCAGAAAGGATAAGCTCTTAT